ACTTGAAGTGCCGACGCATCGCGATGAAGCCTTTGCTTTCTGGGCTCAACTCGTCGCTACTCCAGTGAGTGTCAGAGCCGAGGTTGCTGAAGAGTGCCATTACGGCTAGCGGCACGAAGTAGCCAATAGCCAAGATGAAAGCTGCGGCCGCAAATGCCGATGCGAAGTTGCCGGCGACGATGTAGAGGTAAATCAAAAGTGCTGTGTTCATATCTCGTTCCCCTGTGGGTTGTCCGTGTTGATGGGGTTAGAATATGAACCGTAAGTACACTAGTCAAGAACCAAAAGTACATTTCCGGCGTGTTATTTGTGACCGGGCAGTCACGAAGAGGTCAGATCAAGGAATTACAGGCACAAAAAAGCCCGCGCTGGGCGGGCTATTTTGCGCCAAAGAGGCTAGTCACCGTAGCGGATGGCGACTCCTGGCTACGGCGGCCACCGCGAGGGTGGACTTAAAGCCCGATGCATAAGCAGAGCGGGGACGTTGCGCAGTATTGCGCCTGTCGATCAGTTTTTCAAGTGCCCAAGTCCCAAACCTTCGAGGACACACCCCGTGACGATCTTGAACTGATCTTCAGTCAGGTAGTGCTCCACATACTGCCGCCGGCCAGACTCGTCTTTGTAGAAAGGCATGTTCATGCGATCCAGGGACATGGTGTAAATCATGTCTGCCTTCACCCACATGTGCCGGGAGTCGTACGGTGCCGGGAGCAGAGGGTCAAACTCTATGTAGCAGTGAAATTTGCTGATTGGGTCGGGGTCCGTGGTGCTCAGAGGCGCTACACAACAAAGGCGGCGCCGGCTCCGGAGCTTTGGCGATACCACCACTACGGGGCGGCGCTTGGTCATTTCGGGGACTCTTAGGCCCTCAAAGTCACAAATGAGCACGCACCCTTGGCGCGGATGGAACGGAACAGGCAAAGCATCCCCTCCTGGGTTGTTGTTATAGTCCACCGCCGCGCCAGGCCACACGCCCTATTATCGGGATCTCGTGCAGCACTTCGGCGGTGGCGTCTTCGTCCGGATACCGGCGTTTGTCTGGGTTGTCGCTGGCTACCATCCATGTGCCGGTGACGGATTTCTGGATTAGGCGCTTCACACTGACCCCGCCGTCCGGCCGCAGGATCGCGTAAATCTTGCCGCTCCGCGGCTCCCGGTCAACGCAGTCCACCAGCATCACCTCGCCGTCCATGATGGTGTCGGCCATGCTGTCGCCCTCGGCATAGATCACCTGCAGGTTCTCTGGTTTCAGACCAAGCTTACGCAGCCATTCACGCTTGAAAGCCAGTCCGCCCTTGAGCTGAACATGGTCATTCAGGCATCCGTCGCCGGCTGCAGCTCGGGCGTCGTACTGAGGGATCAGGGCGTATTCGTCCTCAGAAGGGGCGCCGTACTCGGCGGGCTCTTCGGCCACATGAAACGACCCTCCAGCGCCAGAAAGCTGCCTTTGTTCGTCGGCAAGGCGATCACTGAAATCGGCGATATGGGCGCCCAGGTATGAAGCAAAGGCTTGGGCGACCCGCAGATTAAGCCTGTTGCGGCCGTTCAGGTAATGGCCGACCGCAGGCTGGCTCATGCCGTGATTGGCCGCCATTTCCTCCTGCGTGATCTTCCTGCGCCCCTTCTCCAAATCCCAGAGTGCCTTTAGGGCGGCGCATTCTGCGCGCTCCTCCGGCGTAAGCGGCTTTTTCCTGTCTTTTTTCATGGCGGCAACTATATGCCCGGCGGTTATAGGGACAAACAACCGCCGGTATTGACCATAGAAGAACCGGCGGTTATATTCTCCCTCAAAGGAGGAAATCCCATGCATCAGCAAACCCTTGGCGACTTTGTTCAGGAGAAGGGGCAGGCCATGGCCGCGTCGCTTCTCCGCATGACTCAGCCCGGACTCAGCAAGGCGCTCAGGTCGGGCCGTCAGATCTATGTCACGCACCTGCCGGACGGCTCGTTTGAAGCATCCGAGGTGCGGCCGTTCCCGTCGCAACGCAGAGACGAAAGCGCCGCATAACCGGGGCGCTTTTTATTTGGCCCGAAGTTCTAGGGGAAATCGCAGGAAAGTGGAGTAAGCAAAAAGTGGCCGAACAGCAACTGACACTGAATTTTGAGCGCGGACTGGCGGAGTGTTACGGCACCTGCCGCGAGTACGTTGGCGCTCGCATCCACCAGCAGGGCCGGCCCCAGAAGGCCATCGCCGCTGACATGGATTACTCCCCCTCGGACCTGAGCCGGAAGCTGGCCCAGAACCCCGACGATTCCCGCCGCTTCACCCTGGACGATCTGGAGAAATACATGGAGGTCACCGGGGACACCAAGCCGGTGCTGTATCTGGTGGAGAAGTATCTGGCGGGCGAGAACCCCGCCGACCTGGAGCGCCGGATCGCGGAGTTGCAGGCGAAGTTGAAGGCCAGTCAGGCCGCATAGAAACAAGAAAGCCCCGGCGCTTGGTAGGCACAACCGGGGCTTTGGTGGAGACTCGAGATGACTATACCGAAAGACGAAACGAGGCGCCAGAGGGCCCATAGGCTCGCCAGAGAGGCGGCAAAGCGCATGGCATCCAAGCCCTGCGAGCGGACCCGCCGGACGCTGTTTAAGCACATCAAGGAGGGCCTGGAGTGATTATTGATCCCGACATGCCCGATCACTGGAAGACCAGGATGCTGGTTGACTTGCTGGGCGGCGACGAACTGGCCCCGATCTATCTGATCCGCCTGTGGGGGCACTGCCAGAACCGGAAAAAATGCGAATTCGACTCGCTGCCCCCGGCTGCCGTCAAGGCAATCTGCCGGTTCCCTGGCGCCCCCGAGGCCCTGAATGACGCGTTGATCGAATGCGGGTTTATTGAGCGCGACGACAAACGGTTGATCGTCTGTGGATGGGCTGAGCACAACGCCGCCCTGGTCAAAAACTGGGAGAACGGAAAGCGGGGAGGGAGGCCGCCCAAGAGCGGGCAGGATGAAACCGAAAGGGAGCCCAACGGAAACCCAAAAGAAACCCAGGAGAAACCCAACGAAAACCCGGAGAAAACCGAATCGGGGTTTGGGCAAACCGATAGAGAAGATAGAGAAGATAGAGAAGATAGAGAAGAGAAGAGTCCCCCTAAATCCCCCAAGGGGGACAGGCGCTCCAAGCTGAACGTCACTGTTGACCACATGCTGCTGACCTGCTCAGGCCTCAGCGAACAGCTCGCTGGCGAATACCTCGCTTTCCGGAAAAGCCTCAAAGCCCCGCTGACCGAAAGCGCCTGGAAGAACATCGCGGCGGAAATCGCTAAATCCAACGCCTCGCCTGATGACGCATTGTCGGAAGCCATGGCGGCGGGCTGGCGGAGCTTCAAAGCGCAGTGGCTGGAAAATCGAAACGCCGGCGGGCGGCCCCAGCAGGGACAAGCCCCGGGACCACGAAAGGAGCTTCGCCTTGACTGACGTAATGGAAATCAACACACGGCTTCACCGGCAGGCCACCCAGGCGGAGGACGCCCTGATTGGCTCTGCCCTGATCAACCCGGCGGTGCTGGCCACTATGGACCTGACCCCGGCGGATTTCGTGACGCCGAACGGCCGGCAGGCGTGGCAGGCGATCACCCAGGCGGACATGGACGGCCCGGTAGACATCGTGACCGTCGGTGCCGTGCTGTCCGACATGACCAACGGCCGCGACTGGCTGGTTTGGCTGTCAGAGCGCGCCCAAAGCACCCCGAGCGCAGCGAACGCCAAGGCCTACGCCAGTGAGCTGCGCAAGATGCGCCAGAAGCTCCGGGCCATGCAGCTTTGCTCCGAGGCGCTGGGGGAAATCCCGAACGGCGGGCCGGAAGTGATCGACGGGCTGATCGGCGGGCTGATGGACCTGATGTCCGTGGCCAAAAACTACGAATACACGATGAAGGAGTCCCTGCGCGCCGCCACCAACCTGATGGAAATGGCCCGCAAGGGCGACCTGAAAACCGTCACCACCGGCCTGACCGACCTGGACGAACAGCTGGGCGGCTTCCACGACTCCGATCTGGTGGTCGTCGGCGCCCGCCCGGCCATGGGCAAGAGCGCGCTGCTGCTGAATCTGGCGCTCAACGCCGGCACCGCGGTGGGCATCATCAGCTCCGAGCAGCCCCATGAGCAGATCGGCATGCGCACCCTGGCCATCGGCTCCGGCGTGGGCCTGGGCAAGATCCGGGCGGCGCGGATGGATCACAGCGAGTGGGACCGCCTGCCCATGGCCATGACCAAGTACGCCGAGCGCGGGATTTTCATCAACGACCGCTCCGGCATTTCCATCATCGAGCTGGTTCGCCAAGCCCGCCAGTGGAAGCACGGCCAGGGCATCACCGCGCTGTACGTCGATTACATCCAGCGCATCAAGGCCAGCGACCCCCGCGCTAAGCGCCACGAGCAGGTGGGGGAGGTCGTGCGCGGCCTCAAGGAGCTGGCCCGCGAGCTGAACATCCCGGTAGTGGCCCTGGCCCAGGTGAGCCGCGACGTGGATAAGCGGACCGACAAGCGCCCGAACATGGGCGACATGTCCGACAGCTCCGAGATCGAGAAAGAGGCGGATCAGGTGATGACCCTGTACCGCGATGACGCCTACGACGAAAACAGCCCGTGGAAAGGTGTCATGGAAATCAACATCGAGAAGAACCGCCACGGCCCCACCGGGAACGTGAAGGTGACCTGGAACGGCGCGGCCCAGCAGGTGCGCGACCTGGATGCGAGGTACACGGCATGAGCCAGAACGTCCGCGAATCCAGCCTCATGGCCTACGACACCCTCAAAACCGCCGACCTGGGCCGCCAAGAGCGCCAGGTGCTCGCCGGAGTGGCCCTGCTGATCCGCACCGGCCAGCACACCGACGGGTGGGTGAGTCGCCGGCAGATCGCCCGGGCCACCGGCCTGGAAACGTCCACCGTGGCGGCGCGCACCAACGCCCTGGTCGCCGCCCGGCGGCTGGTGGAGTCCGAGGATCTGCGCCGGTGCCCGATTACCGGCCGGAACGTGCACATGGTTTCCCTGCCTGCGCCGGCGGGCGAGGAGGCGGCATGACCC